TTGCTTTTTCCCTGTAACCAAGTCGTGCTTAATGCCGTGCCATCCAAGCAAGTAGTCATCGTTGTAGTCCATATATGTAGACATGCTTGCGCCGTATTTGATGAGGGTCGCAACATCAGGTGTCCTGAAGTCATAGAAACTAATGCTGTCGTTGTTGTAAGGAGGGCGGTAGTTACCATAGTTTCCAATCACGTTCTCTGATGATGCGGTCAGTTGCTCGACAGTGTATTCGGGGAACGCCTCGACCAGACGGTTGATTTGTTCCATCGCCTCTGGCCTGTCGCACGAGTAGTCAATGCGCTTGATTTCGCCGTTCATATAAACTTCGTCCTTAAAGTTTTCCGTAAACTTATCAGACACGTTTTCCTCGAATATAAGATGTGCCAGCCCCGACTCAACTGCATCATCGACAGCTTCTTGCTTTTCTTCATCGGTCAGGTTTCCATCAACCGGTATTTCGTAATAATTCCCTGAAAGGACACCAGTGAAACACAACATAAGTTGTCCATCGTCAAGCCGCTCGGTATATTCCGTCTTCATGTCACACCTATACTATTGTTATGCTTACTGTGCCGCTTGTTCCGAATGGGAGGGTTGGGGAAGACCAATTCCATGTGCTTACGCGTCCATAATTGGTGATAGTGGTCGTCCCTTGAGTAAAAGTGGCAGCAGTTCTATTAAACGTTGTTGAACCGATTATCAGACTTGTCCAGCCGCTGTTAGATATTGGGGTGTTATCGCTAATTTTGAGTTGGATTGTCTGGGCTACACTAAAGTGATTTATCTGTGTAACGATTGCCCCAGATTGTATTGAGTTCACCGCCCTGCTGGCTAGTGACCCCCAAGAAAGGTTAAAGCTGCCATTTTTGGTGTGGTCGTTGTAACCGCGATTTATACCGCCATAAGCAGCCGAGTTATCAAACGTCCCAATAGTCATTGTCGTCGATAAAATACTGGAACTCGCGCCGTAGAAACTACTGAACGTCATCTGACTGTTCGCAGCCGCACTAACCAAAGCACGAATGTCAGTGTCGTTCATAGAGGCTTGAGTGCCGGTGCTGCCACCAGCTTCAACGTGCAAATCGTTTAGGCTAATCTGCCCACTCGTTTGTAGTGCCATAGCAAGCCTCCGCTACTTCTTAAGATTGATAGCCAATAGCGACACCAGTTTGTGGAGCTGGACGCGGAAACGCTCAACCTTCTCAATGTTACTTTGTTTGCCTGTTAGGTTAGCCAGGATGCTGGCAATGGTGACGATCGAGGTAATTGCGATTACTGCAGTTTCAATCATAGGATTAGCCTTTCTTTAACTCTTCTATTTCTTGTTTCAGTTCCTTCACGGCCTCGACCAGCAAGCCAATCACTTGGTCATACTGCACAGTCTTATAGGTCTCGCCTTCTTCGCCGTGGAATACAGCCTCATCCTCAATGACCGCAGAGGGAAGCACCTTCTCTACGTGCTGGGCAATCAAACCCGCCGACTTGCGGTCATCCTTGAGGTAGGTAAAGGTGCAACCGTTAAGCTGCTGCACTTTGGTTACTGCGTCCTCGATAGGTGCAATGTCTTTCTTGAGACGAATGTCTGAAACAGTGGTGGAGTATGCGACCACGTTGCCATCGACATGCAAATCGCCATCGGCCTCAAGTTTCATCCTGTGTGTTGCCGCACCCGCCTGACCCAAGTAAACACTAAATGAATTGTCTGTATCACGAAGATACATCAGGTTCGCGTAACCTTGACTTTGGCTGTCGGCATCGCCTGTGCAAATCCCAACACCACCACTATCGTTATAAGTATATAAGGGCAGTCCACTACTTGACGAATAACCGTTAATTTTTAGAACCGAAAGACTATCCGATGTAACTTCAAGTGTTTTGCTTGGCGAACTCGTCGCGCCGATGCCTACTGAGCCAGCCTGAGTGATAACCATTTTGGCATTTCCAGCACCAGAAGCTGTTGCAATATAAAAAGCGTCTCCAGCTAATTCGTCCGAGTCGGAAACACCCAAAGCCCAATCAGCCGTTGCAGAAAAAGGCGGTGAATTAAGAACATTAGTTGATGCTGTTGAAAATACTAACTCAGCCCTGCGATTTGATGCAGCCCTGTCAATTACCATATAAGCATTTGATGAACTTTTAATGGCAAACCCAGTTCCGTTAGTGTCAATTTGTAACGCTTCCGCACTCGCATCCCAGAACAGCTTAGCGGTTGTGCCTGTGTCTTCGTAGAAGGAGATGTCGCCGTTGGAGGCTATGTTTAAACGTTCTGAGCCAGCAGTGCTGAGACTTAGGTATCCATCTGTGCCTGACGAGCCTCTACCAAAATCAATCTTAGCGTTACTTGAGCCATTGCGATTCATGTCGATAGAGTAAAGAGAACTATTTACGACTGAAGCGTCACCAACAGATGTCAGCAAATTAAAAAAACTTCCTGCCCCTGTAAATGTTCCTACAGTAGACGACGTTGCACCCTCAACAGTCAGCAATGCACTAGGCGAAGTCGTCCCCAGCCCTAAATAACCCGAAGAATTAAAGCGCGCATATTCCTGCGAGTTATGCCCTTCAAAAGTAATGCTCCCATTAGCCGCATCATTTCTTGAGCGAAGAATAAGGCGACCAGCAATTTGTTGGATTTGACCCTTTTTGTTGTTATTTGTTGCATCCTGAATGGTTACCGCACCATTCGTTTTTGTCATTGTAATATTATCTGATGTAGTAATACCGCCCGTGACATTAATGCCTGTGGCGGTGGTAGAAAACTTATTAGAGCCATTATGACGTAAAATAACAGAACCGCCTGTAGCAAAGGTAGCCATAGTTGCTGCATTTGCGGTGTCATAAAAAGATATTTCGCTGCCGTTGGTTTGAAGACTTAATATGCCCCCGCCCTGCTCTTTAATAATAGAGTTTCCATTTGCGGAATTATGAAATATCTGCAAGTCAGAGCCAGCACCGAAGGTGGCTTTAGCGTCATCGTCAAAGGTAGCATTGCCCGTAATGTCAATGCCTGTGGAGGTGGTGGCGAGTTTTTGCGTTCCGTTGTGATATAGCTCTACTGCTCCATCCGTAATAAATCTTGCTTTATATTCAGTGCTTGCTGCGTTGATAATTGCCACATCAGCATCGCCAAGTATATTTAAGTTGCCTGTCCCACTATCCGCTATAACACTGTCACTTCCAGTATGATAAATCTGCAAGTCAGACCCAGCACCGAAGATGGCTTTGTTGTTGTCGCCAAATGACAGGTTGCCCGTCATTGTGTCTCCAGCCTTGGCAACCAAAGTCGCGCCATCGGCATAGGCTACTACCCAAGCACTACCTGTATAAACCTTGACGACATTATCGGTCGAGTTGAAGTAAATCGAGCCAGCGGTCAACGGATCACCGTCTCCGTCTGTCGTTGGATCTGAAGAATGGTCTCCTAGATAATTATCTTCAAAGTTGTCTAAAGCAGATAACGCGCTGTCCCTTGCACTCTCGGCTGCAGTTTTCGCACTCTGAGCATCATCCTTGTGCTGTCCTGCTGTGACTGCAGATGCCGCTGCGTTAGACGCTTGCGTTGTGGCTGAAGCCAGGCTATCCGCTGCTTTTTCGCCGTAATGAAGTGCAGAGTAGCCGGTTGTAGACCCATCGCTAAGGGTGTACTGGCTATCCTCTGGATTGATTGCGAGCTTCTGTGCGTCCAAAGCTTTGTTCGAAGCATTTGTAGAGCTCGATGCTGCATTACTTTCGCTGATCGCTGCATTGCTACTCGATGCGACTGCGGTGTTTTTAGCCGCAACAGAACCTGCCTCTGCGGTCTGGGCATCTGTCTCAGCTTGCTCGGCTCCTGCCTGAGCAGCTTCGGCTGCTACCTTTGCTGCCTCAGCTTCAGCGATCTTTGTTTCGATCGTCTGAAAGGTTCCTGAGCCACTGCCTCCATCGGTGAAGAAACTACTGTCAGCCATGCGGGTTACTCCTCGTCATATGTAAAGGCTAGGGAAATGCTTTGGGTGCCGCCGTTGAGCTCTTGGTCGTTAGACTGCTCCTGCAGCTCCTCGAGAAAGGCTTTAAACTTTGCTTCAAACAGGGGGCTTCGCTCGTCGAGATAGAAATCAGCCGCAAAAGTTAGACCGGCATAGATCACCAAATCAGGTGCCACTTTCGTGATTGTTGTCTCAGTGCTATCCGACACAAACGCTTCGAGCTCGCCATAGTAATTAAGTGTCACCGTCCCATCGCCAGGCTGCGGGTACAGGAGCAATGAGGCTTGCTCTCGAGCGTACTTGGTTGGATTACCGACTAAGCTGTTCGCTTTAAGGGCTTGCATTGTTTCCATGCTAACGCGCTCAAGTGTCGTGCCGGAGCTGTGATAGAGGTCGCGGGTTTCTAAGAAATCATTTGGCAGCGTGATGTGTGGGGTCGAGCTGCTAATCGTGTAGTTCCGCTGCTTCTCCATAAAAGGCACTCGGAGGCTGCGCTGGATCCGCGCCAAGCCCTGGTCGATAAAACGCTCAGTGAGAACTGTGCTGATATCGCTGCGGTTGAGCACTTCGTTGAAATGCGTTTTAAGATCGCCGTAGTTCATTGCGATTGATCCTCTCTATTGGATGTAGTTACCGTCCATCTGGCTATTGCCTTCCAAGCCAATGCCTCGCTGTCCCACTTCACTTCAAAGCTAAAGGAAGTGCCTTTTCCTTCGCCAAGCTCCGATGCCCATATGTATGCGCTGCGGAAATCACGAAATAACCTTGCGTGGTAAACGTCACTATCAGGCATACCTGCTGCCGCGCTTCTTGGCTGGCTTCTTCTTGGCTGTCTTGGCGGCTTTATTAAAAGCAGAAGCTTTCGGTGCGCCTTTAGTTCCGGCCTTACGCATACTCTCGCCTGATCCGGCTTTGATGCGTTTACGTTTTGCGTGAATATTCTTGTAAAGGCCCATTGATTACACCTGCTTGTTAGTTGTGATAAATGCGTCGAGGTTTTCGGCTCTCAAACGCCTCAGTACATCCTTGTGAGAATGCTGGAATAGATCAAAGCCTTCACGCAGCCACTTCTCGTGAACTGCTACAGGGATCGAGGCGAGACGTTGGTTTTCGCCTTCTCGCGTGTGCGAGCTGGCAAAGCGTTCATCGCGCAGATCTTGGATAAAGCTTTGTGGAATGATTTGTGACTTCTTACGAGTAACGCGATCACCATCTTGGATCAGTTCCTCTTTGATGTCGTGTATTGATTTTGTGTCTTTCGTATCAGACATAGATGCTTCCTTTCTTATGTCGTTGAAAGGTCCCCCAGGGGCAGCAGTAAGGAGAGCAGAAACCTGCAAACCCCTGGGTTCCCAATCAGTCAATCAGAGGCCTAGGAAAGGCCTGTGATCATGCCCGAGTCAGCGAAGTTGCTGTGCTTGACAGATACTTCACCAGTGACCATGTGACGGTCGCTGTCGCCTTGCTTAGCAAGCAGAGTGCGAGTGAATGGGCGCAGAGACACCGTGCGGAACATCGACGGATCGATGAGGAACGCATTGGTGCTGAGCTGGTGGCGGTTGAGTACAACACGGTACTCACCGAACGGCGATCAAGATCTTCGCCTTAGTTCGTTAAACTAAGACCGCCCGAAGGCTGCTCATACTTTCGATATGAGATGAGACTATATCATGTCTGCTGTTGCAGACTCCTGCGCTTCCACCCCACTTGGGGTGTACTCCATATAGGATAGTCGTTGCACCTTCCTTGCATAAGCAAGGCTTGGCTCAGGATTACCATATCCGTAAGGACTTAGGCTTCCCCTGAGTTCACAGGATTTAATGTACGCTATGCCGATTTGTTTTAGTTAACGTACAGGTCAATTACGTTGACCAGCTCGCGGCTTTGAGCGAACTCACGATTGCGGCCTGAGGCGGCTGCAAAGCCAGCTACGATGGTAGCATCGGCAGGTTTAATCATGAGAATGCTTGGGTCGGAACCGTTGTCATAGCAATCCTGACCCAGCTCAAGAAGCTTAGCTTCAGTGAGCGCATCAGTAGAACCTGCACCGGCATCAACCGTTGTTGAGATCTGTTGCGACACAGAAGCCATTTCACGAGCAGTAGATCCGTTGCCGCTTACAGCAGTGTTGTCTACGCCGATCATGGCGCGTTCATAGTCACGCTTGATCTCTTTCAAAGCTTTTCCGAGCTGGTACGCAGTTTCCTTGGCACGACCGTAAGTCTTAACGGCATCAGCGGTTGCTGTGACGTTGAATACTTTGGTCATGATTTGGGTCGTATTGGAACGGGTCGAAGGTGTAGTCAGCGTTCCGTCAGTTGCCGTAAAGCCCTCTACTTGGGCGTTGTCGGCTGCTGCGGAAAGACTATCTTCAATCCACTCAAAGGTACGAGCGTTTACTTTTTCGTTCTTGATGAGGCTGTAGAACGGGCAATCGGTGGGCGTAATGTCGTGGATTACGTCTTCAACCGACTCTGCCAGACCTACCTGGTCGTAAGTTGTATATGCTGCCATTGTTTTATTCCTTTCAATGTTTCAGCGGGGGGTTTTACTCTTCCCAGCGAGCCATCAGCGCATCAGCAATGTCATCAATGTCGCTGCCGCGCTCGTGCAACTTGGCACGGGACTTAGCAAGCTTCTCTGTTCGTAACTGCTTGTTACTTGGCGGTGCCTTTTGAGACCGCATGACTTTCTTTGTTGATGCTTTCTTGCGTTTGACCGAAGCAACTCTTTTGCCCTGATCGTAAAGACGCGCCTTGTTCAAGATCATAATCGAGTTAGGATCGACGATCATGTTCACCTGTTCTTCCGGCAAGCCCTGGGCAACCGCATAAGTGCGGATGTCATTATAGAGCTCGTTGGACCACTCCGGCACTGCTTCTTGCAGCACCTTCACTGCTGTCTGGGCTTGCTCCTGCAGAAGCTTATCTTGCTCAGATCGCATTGATGAGTAGTAGGTGTCGGCTTCTTCACGAAGGAACTTAAGTTGATCCTCAGCTTGTTGGGCTTCCTTACGCAATTGCGTAAAGTCCGAGTCGGACATGGTCTTAGAGGCGACCAACATATCGACATCAGCATAGGGCTTATAAGCCTCTTCAGCCTTCTCAAGCATCCGCTGCATAACTGCACTGGTTTTACCCACTGCCTCTTCTGCAGCTTTACGCTGGGTAGCTAGTTCTTGAGACTTTCGGGTGAGCGAGGCCTCTTGCCCATAAAGACGCGCAAGCTTCTTAGCAGGTACCTGATGGGTCTCTCCGTCAACGGTTACTGAGACGAGATCATCACTGGACAGTTTACGGGCTTCTTCGGCCTCTTCCTCTGTCTCTTCTTCTTCTTGATCATCTTCATCTTCGTAGTCGTCTTCGTCGAGCTCCTCTTCTTCAGGGCCTTCAAGATCTTGATCGTCGTCTAGTTCGACTTCGGTATCTTGCTCATCGACCAGATCGGAACCATTAGTCTCGGGGGTGGGTTCCGTATCTGCTGCCTCTGGAACATCGCTTTCTGATGGCTGATTTTCATCAGCGTCAGTCCAGCGAGCCAAGAGTGCATCCGCCGCGTCATCGACAGACAGCGGGATATTTGTTTGAGTATTATCTGGGACGTTGTTTGCCATGGTCTCAGCTTTCCTCTTCAGTTTGGTTGTTGTCACCGTCATGCTTTGCGTTGATTTCATCACGAATGCTTACGCGCTGGCGCAGCGTATTAGTGATATCGACGATTGCACGGTAATGCGTGTACGCACGTTGGCGTTCATCGTCCTGCTCGGGTGCAGTGTTGACGAATGCTTGGAACGTAGCGTCCACTAATGAATTGATCGTTTCGGAGAATGCCTCGCTTTGTATTAACTGCTCAGCGAGGTCGCCGAGATGGATCATTTGCTCTTCTTGGTTGGTAGTGCTCATTTACTGTCCTTAGTTTTGCTTCAGACGGGCGAGCTGGAGCTCGGCTTGGTCTATCCGCTGTTTGTGCAAGAACTGTTCCTCTTTGAGGTCCTGACTATCCGACCGGATTGCCAGCTCGTTCTGTGCTTTCATTCTGTCGAGTTCCAATTTGGCTTGGGAGATTTGGGCTTCCAAAGCTGCCTTCTGCTCACTGATCGAAACTTGACGATCTTGGATCTCGAGCTGTTTAGCCACCATCTGCATTTGCATGTCCGCGTTAGGATCAGGCTGCGGAGGTGGTATCTGATCGGGAGGCGTTAAGTACTCCTCGACATTCAGGATGCCTTGGTGACGCATTGCATCACGCATGAGCGCGTAAGCGTTCTCAGGCTTGTATAACTGTGAAAGTGTTGGGTCTTGGCTGAGAGTAACGTGCAGGTTTGCAAGCTTCTGAGCTTCTTTGTCTGCCTCTCCGTAGCCGAGCTTCAGCTCAACCATAACATCGCGCTTCTGCTCCCAGTCGCCTGGTGTTACCGCTATGAAGTCTCCGGCTACTTGGATAATCTTCTCGTAGTCCTCATTCTCGACGCAAAGGCGATACACCTCATGGAAGAGCGGCTTGATAAACTGGTTGGCAAAGTTGCGAGCAATAATCTTCTGACGGGTCTGGCTCATTGAGGCCAACTGCTCGATCATCGCACTGCTATTTTGTTTACTTACAGCATCTTTGTTCGTGCCTTGGCTCAAACGTGACACACCTGAGGTGTCCTCTTTGTCTTCGTCCAGCATCTTAATAGTCTGGAAGATGAACGGATTAAGAGGTGCTTGCGGCATCGGCTGAATAGCATCGGGCCGCGTCACGTTAACTAAGCCGCCTACACGGTTGTCGATCAATTCACGCGGGTTGGTTAAACCGCCTTTTGTAACCATGTAGCGAGGCGCGTTGGTAATCGCGGCGTGATCTAGGATAGAGCGCGTAAGTACCGTGCGAGCATTCTGCGTGGCGACAAGCTTCTCAGCGAAGTTGCTACCGAAGAAGGCGTGAGGGATTGGGATCGGTACAAAAGCGATAAACGGAATGCGGTCTGCGAGCTCACAATCGAGCAGCGTGGTACCCGCCATGAAGGCGCGATAAAGACTAGCCGTTCCGGTGCCTTCTTTGTCTAGCTGGATGTAAGCCTCATAGCACATCACTTGACGCACTTGGTCTTGGTACCCTTCGGCACTAAACCCCCGGTCGGAGCCGGTACCTTCGTGGCGAGCTAGGATTTCAGGATCCGTTTCCATCTCGACACCATCGGCATCGCTAAGCTTGCTGATTTTGTCTTCGTCATAACCCATGTCACGCAACTCACTAAGTGTCTTGCGAGTGCGGTGGGCACAGAAGTTAATGAAGTCAGGGTGTAGCGCACGAGCTTGAGGCTCGATTAGAAACTCTTCCGGCGCGATGTTTTCAATCTTAACTTGGCTCGTGTCACGGGTAACATATACGTTACCAGTCATCAGACCAAAGTCGTCCGTATCACTGTCACCAAGCTCGACACCATCGTCAGCCAAAAGCATGTCCAGCTCGTCTTGTGTAAGGTTGCTGAACTCTTGCTCTTCTTGTTCTTCACTGGTCTCAAAGTAAACCTTCGCAACACCAGCTCGGGCGGTGAGACCATCGTGGATTACTGAGCTCATGACAGAGTACAAATCATTCTGCCGGAAGCAGACATAGTCTGTGTAGGCACTGCATACTTCTGCTTTAGCCACATCTTCAGGGCCTTGCGGCGCAAACTTTACAATGCGGTTGCCAGCAGCAAACGTCTCTAGCAAGCTAGCCTTTAGACCCTCGACACTGTCGTATACGTCCATAGACACATACTTGCTTTTGCCCTCAGGGGCCTTGGGAAGCTTGCCGTTGTAATACTCGATTACTCTGCGGCGTTCCGTTGAGATCTCGCTGTCGTAATAACCCACGCTTCGGCGGATGTTAGTCTCAACGATCTTAGTGATCTCTGCGTCGGACATTTCACTGTATGATTTGATGTCTGCCATTTAGACCATATCCTCGTAGTAATCATCGGTTGAATCGATTGGATCCCATGCGCCTTCATGTATGTGATTGGCGAGTGCCAGTGACATCACACAATCATCAAAGCAGCCTGGCTCCGCTTCCATCGAACCACTGTCGGTGACGATGTAAGTAAGCATTTCTCTTAGTGTTGTTTTGTCGTTTATCTCCAGCTCGTCCTCTCTTAGAGAAGCTCGAAGCTGGTCAATAATGAGCGGCTTGGTTCTTGCGGTAGTTGAGAAGCCAAGCTTGATTGTCTCTTTGTCGGTAATCTTATCGACCTGCACTTCGGTGTAGAAGTTAGGGTAAGCGTAATCCTTACCCAAGCGCGTACAAGTTAAGATGCCGTGACCGTTGTTCTCGACTATAATTCTAGCCTCGTTATAGAAATAACCAAGAGCGCGTAGAACATCAGCAAAGTAGTCAGGGTGAACCCTGCCGCGCCAGGTAGCAACCTGTCGCTTTTTACTGTCCAAGACTTGGGCGACTGAGTAGTCACCTCGGCTCACGCCCATGGCGACATCCGCACCTATAATGTACTGCTCGCCTGGGTCTATCTTTCTATATGTCGTAAGCTCGCCTCGCATATGCTTGACGAAGTCTTCGCCTTCCAAGGCCAGACGCTCTTCAACATCCCTAGTCTCTTTTAAGTGCTTTTGCAGCTTCTCTAGGTCAAACACGGGCCGACCTGTCGTCAGGAAAGCTTCCTCAGCTTCGCTGGGGTATTCCTGCTTAAACAGGTCGAGCCCGTTCTGAGCTACTTTACGGCGACGAAACATTAACTGCTCATCATCCAGATCATACAGATCGGCGAG